AAACCCAGCACATTAATTACATAGGGATAGCCCCCGCTTTGGCGGGGGTTTTCTTATTTGTCCAAGTCTAATTCTTTAGCCAACATAAATACTTCATCACTTAAGTCATCAAGAGTTCCGTCATTGTAAATAACATGGCTAACCATATAACTATCCATTGCATGTTCTGATGGGTGCCCATTGACTGCGTTAAGATTGTGTCTGTTGATGCGCCATATAGAACCGCCAAGTTTCTTTATCGTTTCAGCCTCATTAGGAAATCTAACATCACTAACTACGACCTTGCTACTGCCATCTAAATTCTTTAATGCTATGTCAATCCAAAAATCTAAACCAAACATTTTGCGACCAACCTCTGTGCCAAATACCTGAAGTAATCTACGAACCTCTTGGTTCTGCTTGGCTACATCCCAACCATACTCATCCACATATTCTGATAAGCGAGTAACATTATCTAGTTTAGGACTTAAGACATATAATGCTTGGCGCATAGGGTCTGCAAATGAAACTCTTTTGTATCCGTAATTAAGACACAACAATTCTGCGACAGTATCTTTACCACTGCGTGCGTATCCACTCAAACCAATTATCACTAATCACCCCACCAATTTTTTGCTATGCCATAACTATAAACAAAGAATATAATTGCCATAGTATTTACTGCTAACAAGGCAATAATTATTGCTTCACTCATTATTGTCCTAGCCTTTCATATATTTCTAACACTAGTTTATAGAACTCTAGGTCAAGTAAAAGCATTTGCAACTGCCATAAAATAGATTCCATTTCAGTCCCCTCTTTCTTCTTGGTTTCTTATCTCTGCTTGTGCTTGGGCATTACTACGAATACGCCTACGCCCACGCCATATTGGTGCTTCACCACCTAGCCTATCTTGTAACTTATCTAAGGCACGCTTAACACGCTTACGCATGGCTTCTTCGGTGGTTTCATAACTTTCAGCAAGCGCGGCAAACTCCATACCACCCTCTGAATAACGCAGACGGAGCAAGTCTTTATCATTTTTGTTTAAACGATTTACCGCTGCTGATACATCTGATAGTAACGCCAATCTATTACCACCTTCGGAAGGTTTACTAGAGTGTGAAGTAAACTCTGTTCTAGTATCAGGTGCACTAGTCCAGCCAGCATACTCCCACACATCACGAAGTAACTCATGTAATACTACATGGGTATAATAAAAAGTATCCGACATTGGAGCGCGTGAGTGTTGCGCTCTCTCTTTGGCTACATATTTTTGCGCTTCATTATAGAAAGTCTTACGCAATTTATACTTTAAACTTTCTTCACCCTGCCATTGTTCAATCTTGTGCCAGTGTTCTAACGCCCACAAGGACATGTGCTGGTATAAATCATCAGTACTTACAAGCCCACGATGGATTCTATTAGCACGGCTCGCCACTTGACGGGCTATACTATAAATGTTTTCCCAAACTTTATCTTGTTCATCCATCTGTTGGCTTATCCTTGTGCTCTCTTGTTGCAGTCATTAAATCATCCACTGTTATCAAGTAACCTTTACTTAAGTTAGGTGGTATTTCGCAGGTTATATCCCTACCAAATTTATCTACGGCATACCTAAGTACAGGTGTAGGTACCAAGATGACCGATACCTGTAGAACGAAAGCCCAATAGGAAGCCTCCGTAACTGAAAGCCCTGAATCTGCCCATGCTTCGGTCTTTTTAAAATAGCAGGAAGTTTCAATGTATAGATTGTTTGTTTTGTACCACTTTCTATCTCTCTTGACTTCCACAGTTCTACCTTCGGTGAGTAATTCTTCAACAAGTTTTTCTCCTTTTCTTCCGTATCCAAAGTCTAAATCAAACGCTGAGTTTTTTGTCAAGGTGTAATACCCACACGCCTGCGCAAACCATCCGCGCCTTCTGTTAAGAATACATCATTAACATCTTGGTTGTCGGGCATAAACACAGGAAAAACATTATCTAATTCCCTGCTGATATTCTTTGCCATTTCCCTACCAGCATTATCGCCATCACAAAACAACATTATTTTATCCCAGCCATCAAGCACACGGGAGTAGTAATGTTTCCAGTTGTTTGCCCCAGGCAAACCAACCGCAGTAAATCCAACCTGTGAGGCAATGATGGTATCAATCTCACCTTCACATACAACTAAGATACCACTGTCTTTATTTAATGCAGTTATGTTGTATATGTGGGTAGTAGCACCAGGGCGTGAAAGATATTTTGGTCCAGTATCATTACTTAAACTACGAAAACGAATATCAACTACACCTGATGGTGTTATGTATGGAATAGATAACTTACCTAGGTATAACTCATGTCCTGTTTCAGGATTCGCCACGAATCCGAGTCGGAATATACGAGCCGTTTCCTCTGTTATACCGCGACTCTTTAGATATGGTAGAGCCTCGTTTAGGTTTGCTTCGTAACTCTGTGTTGCTTTCGCCAGTAATTCCCTCTGCGATTTTGAGAGCCTTGCCATAATCAACTCCTTCTCGTTTCATAATAATTGAATAAACATCTCCAGCCATGTCACAAGCAAAACATCTATAGCCACCGCCATCAATGTTTAAACGAGCAGACTTCACATGGTCGTTATGGAATACACAGCGAAGTGACATCCAACCACCACGGTTACTTGGAATAGTGAACCCGTAATGTTCTAGTACTTTTACGAGGTCATGCTTAGAAGTTTGGGAGGACATCACTGAGCCTTTGAACAACATAAGCATCGCCTATTCCTTTGTTACTTGCTTTGATAATCACCAATGGTGTTGGCGTAACAGCAAGTTTCTTTTGTTCTTTATAGTTTTCTGCTTCTATTTGTGCTTCACGCAACCAACCTGATAAGTCAATGCGCCCATCACGCCTTGGAGCCTTGGCTTCTATAACATAAGAGCCATTGACCCCAGGCACGAAGGCATCACCAACATCATTGCGCCCTGCACGAGGCAATCGCTGGGCGTTTAGACCCTGAGTCATTAGCCAATCAACTAACTCTATTTCAAAATTAGCACCTCTACGCTTGTTGCTCTTTTGTTGACTCATGCTCTCTCCGTTCTGCTGCTTCGTATGCTGCCCAATAAAGATTGTAGTATGCAATGTCAACTGAGAATCGTTTTATGTGTTGAGCAGTAACTCCAGTATGTACATGAACTGGTATGCCTGCTGCTTTTACTTTCCTAAAGAAAGAAATATCTTCACCAATAAATTTCTCTCCCTTTTCATTATTCTCCCCAAACAAAAAATTGTCAGGGAATTTTTCATTTAGTTTAGTAAGTACACTTTTGTGCATAAGAACTAATCCCATGCCAGCATTGTCAATCTTAACAATTTGGTTTAAAGGTAGTGGGTGTAAATATTGAATCTCATAATCGTTGTCAGTTTCATTAAAGACACAAGGAAAAGGTTTCATCAAGGAATTTTCCATTTCCTTGGATATAAAATAAACACCGCATACTATGGGGCGAGCAATCTTATCCGCAGTATCCCATAAAGTTTTTAAATGTTCTTTAGTTAATACAATATCTGAATCAACCCATAGTGCCCAATCAGTTCCAACCTTTGCCCACATCTCAATCGCTGCTTGGCGTTGTCTTGCTATCTGATTACCCTGTACACGGATAGCATTGTTAATTGGAACTCCATTACCACTTGCAGTTATTATTGAATAAACTAAACCTTCTGTAAACTTGCCATCTGTGGTGCCATTATCACACCATACTATGGATAGCGTTTCTTTATTAGTGTGTGCCATTTGTTTTAAATGCTTTCTGTGATTGGTCTATTACTTTCATTGCGTTCTCGGCTAAGTCCTTGAACGATTCACTCATTAATCCAAGTCGGTCTGCGATTTCTTCTCTGCAATCTCCTCCATGTTCCTCCCTGAGATGAAGTGCAAGTTGACCCACATAGTCTGCAAACTGGATTGACTCAAGCCAGACGGAGGAAGGGTTGAAGATTCTTTGTGTCGCTTCATCAATGTGTTCCACAAACTCAGGGAGTTCATTAAGTAATGCTTCCTTCATCGGTGGTGGTAGGTCTGAGTTTTGTATCGCTTTCTCCACCATCTGCGGGGAAAGTAAGAGTTGCTCCTCTGTAAAGTTCTTCATGTTCTTTTTGTGTAAGTTCTTTAAATTCTTTTGTTTCCGTTTCCTGCCAAACATAGGTTCTCCATCCCACTGTCCAAGTAAAATTCTTAGGTAAAAACTTCAACTGCTTTTCCATATCTTCAATCAGTGTTTTGGTAGGTACAACTACGCTC